GAGATTAGCTGCAGTCTCGTGGGCTCGGAGATGTGTATAAGAGACAGAATTAAAGTATTAAACTAATGAAAGGATGGTAGGTTAAAATGATGTATAAGAAGGGGGTTATGGAGTTAGAAGAGATGGATGGGTGATAAAATGATCATATGAAGGATCTGGATCTTAAGGAATTGATCAGAGTTCAGGAGGAGAATGAGGCAGAGGAAAGAGAGTATCTGGGAATCCAGGAGGTACCCAAGATAAGGTCAAAATGATCAAGTACCTGATCATGAGTGAATATGAGGTCTGGAAGGTGTCCCAGCAATAAGCTGGGACCCCTGAGTGGAAGGTTGCCAAATGAAAGGAGAAATACGTATGAAAATCGACTATAAGAATCTCGATGAGGTGGTACGAGTGCTCAATCGTCTTCCGGATAGAGATGAGCACCCTCACATGTATGATGGCGAATACATCTTCCTGTCCTATCAGGAATTGGAGCGACTGACGGCCCTCAATCTAATATAAGGTCAGCCGACATTCCAGTTTAGTCGTTTAAACTGTTACCGAGCAAACTGTAGTACAGTAAAGTGTAGTACAGTAAAGTGCTGTACTGCAGTTTAGCTCGCTACAGTGCTAAATCACTAAAGTTTAGCCATTTAAACTGTAACACTTCGAACAGCTAAAGTTTATTACACTAAACAATTAGTCAATTAAACAGTTTAATACACTAAACAACTAACTCATTAACTCATTAAACAATTAGCTCATTAGTTAACTAAACTGTAAAACATTAAACTATTAACTCATTAGTTAACTAAACAACTAAACAGTTTAATCAATTAAATTATTACATGATTAAACAGTTAAACTAAAAAAAAAATATAAAATTTACAAAATAACTGTTGACATCACTGTAATTATACTGTATAATAATAACAGTAACAGAAAACAATATTGTTCTTTTGTTACAATATATAATAATGAAAGTTGAGGTAACACACAATGAAAAAGTACATTATCAATGAAGACCTTTACATCAAACTTCTCAATCTTTGCGCTCTCAGAGAGACTGCAGAGGTTGACACTGAGATCTATGACATCGATGCAGACATGTTCATCAATCTCAAAGACATCATCGATGACATCGCTGATGATGTCAAACAAATCGTTGTGCAGTAATGCACAACAATTACAATAAGGAAGGAGTTATGACACATGAAAATCATCATCACAGCAGAAGAGTACCTTCGGTATGAGGTAATTCTGGAGAAACTGTCCATAGACCTCAATGAGAACATTCGGTGTGAGTCACCTGAAGGTGACCTGATCATGCTTCTCGGAGGCAGGCTGTAACATCCAACAATGCAGTTCTGAGGTGCTCTGCTCAAAAGCACCATCCCAACCAAGGAATCTTGGTCAGTATTGACCTCAGTACTGTATACTAAAGATAAGCTCAAACAGTTAATTTGGTCAGACACAGACCATTAAAATGTGTCATAACAGAAAGGACATATCATGAAGAAGCAGAACACCAAAGAGGTTGCCAAGCTGAACAACATCGCTGAGATTGAGGCACTGATGACCCAGCACAACACTGTCAGTCTTCGCAGACTGGCCATTGAGACTGAGACCACGTACAGTCTGTTGCTGAAGGCAGCCAGGACACCTGTTCCCGGTACCGCGTACAATCCTGAGGCTGTCAACTACAGTAAGGTTGCGGAGTTCTTCGATAAGCGCTGCATCAAACTGGCAGACCTTGATTGGGATGCACTGACAGCACAGGCTGACAACAGTAACCGCGGTAAGGTTGCCAAAAGTGTGGATGACTTCGAGGTGGGCAGTAAGGTGTACCTCAGAGACCATGCAGACATCCCTTATGATGTCATCTACAAGACTGAGACACACATCGTAATCCTTCTGGAGGGTGACACTGCACCGCGCAGCCTGAGCAACAATACCTTCATGCTGTTGGGTCCTCAGAAGACCGCGAGAGTTGCCAAGGAGGGTGAGCTGGCCTGAGCCAGCTCTCCTCATGCACTCTCAATAGAAATGTTTCGATAAAATACAAGGGTGTACACACCTTCAAATTTTAAGGGTCAAATTGCCTTCAAAACTACAGAAAAGCGTGTACACCCTGACATTTGATTTCGTACGATGCAGATTAGGAACTTTGGAAAGGTTGCCGAGGCAAATCGCGGAAAACTGATTGGCTCATCACCTCCTCGCATCGATCAGTACTGTTAGCTGATTGGTGTGACTGTTAAATGTGACTAATCAAAGATTACACATCCGGGGTAAACGCCGTCACAAGCCTCTATCTCAAAACTCGTTTTAACCCTGGAACAAACCGATACCTATAGCGTGAGTAATTAATTAGTTTATTTATATCGTAAAAAAAGCGCCCTTACAGATTTCGGATCACTGAAAAGTTATTCGAATTATAGAAAAATATAAGGACTGTTATGGACAGACGTGGAACCGTTACTTCAGTCAGTTCCAGAGAGAAAAATAAAAAAATAGAAATACACTGAGGTACTGTGTACACATTCTGTAACGTCTTTACACTCAAACTCGCGCTTCTAACAAACAAGTAACAAACGCGCGTCTACACAGCACTTCGATAGTTTAATCTGTTAAAGTTTTTACACTCTTCTCTCGTACATCCACGAAAATCTTGAAAGAAGTGGCTACTCAGAGTAAACTCTGCGTGTACTGCGGGGTCTCCGCCGCTCCTCAAAGCTAAAAAACTGTGTGCAACCGCGAAAATGCTGTCCAAAGCTGTAAAACCTACCGCTAATGATGTAATGACACGATCCCTCTGACCTAACAACCTTGGAACTGAATAACCCTCGCACTTGAATTCACACATCGGATAAACTTCTACACGAAGCTAATCCAATTCCATGGCGCTTTTGCCCACAAGCGAACTTCGCTCCAACTCGCCTATTGGCAACCAGACTCGATGGTCTTCTGCAACGACCTCGTAATCGTTTCCAACAGTTTGAATCGTTTCGTTAGTCAATCGTCAGACTCATCACAAAACTAAAAAAGTCCCTGGCCCTCACTACGAAATGTACAAAATAAAACTGTTGACCTTCACACGAAAAACCTGTATAATTCCTATAGAAACAGAAAGGAGGACAATCCTACCATGGTAACACTTGCAGTGATCTTCTGTGTGGCAACTATCCACTTTGCTCTGAAAATTGCAGGGTGGCTGCTGTGGGTCCTGTTTGGATTCATCCATGCTCTGCTTCGTCATTAACCCAAAGATTCAAAAACAACAAAGAAAGGACAAAACAACTATGAAGCACATCGTAAAGGTAACTCCTGGCAAGTCTGTCTACCTGAGCAACCAGCAGTGGGTTGACCTGACTGAGACTCTTCACCAAATTGAGGACCTCAGCGGTCATGGTAGCAACCACAATTTGATTGAAACCTGGTGCGACGCTTTTGATAAGCTGTTGGCAACCGGTGAGCAGGTGGTTGAGGATTTGGAGATCATCGCTCAAGGTGATGATGCAATCGATGAAGCGAATGGGGTGAGCTACTGATGGTACCTAAGTACATCCTGGCCTACAAGAGCCATCCTGATGAGAGTTACCCCTGGTACGACAACACCAACAACGAGTTCATTCAGAGCATTGGCAACCTGCTGCGAATTGCAAGCACTAACAGCACTTCATACAGAAAGCGGGAAGTTTGCCTGACAGCAGCTCATCAGCTCCTGAGGCTGTGCAAGTTCGATGACAATCTGATAATAAGGGAGGAATAACAATGGCTACGATCTTATGTCTTGGCAACCTGCTTGCAGCTTGCTGCATCGCATGCAGTTGCGAATCATTAACCTTGGCAGTGAGCCTTGGTGTGGTTTTTATCGGAAGTGCAATCTTCTGGGGTGTGAAAGGAGGTCTGTTCAATGAGCGTTAATCACAATTGGTTCAATGAACCTGAGCGGAGTCTGGAACCTGAGGAGCCTACTGTGGACGGATACCTGAGGTGCTGCGAATGTGAGCAAGTAATTCCTGGCGATGAGTGGTACTTCCAGTTTGGAGGTAATTGCTACTGCGAGAGCTGTGTGGATGCTTACCATAGACACCTTGCACCTTACCGTGATGAAGTTGAGGAGGATTATGAATGATTGCTACGATTATTGGAGCAGTGCTGATCTACTCTTTGGCAACCATCATCAAGGATACTCACACAGTGAAGCAGTGTGAAAAGTGGCAGAGAGTGTGGGACGACTATAAAGCCCACATTAGTGGTAAGGTGTCGGAGTGGGATGTTACTGAGTCATACCTAACATTTTGCCACGAAATGGTAAAGGAGGGTTTAGGCAAGTATGTCCCGAGCTTCTGATAACTACAGCTACAGCTGGTGTCCTGAGTGTAAGAAGTGGGTTCCTGCAAGCTGCATGACAGCAGAGTACGATCCTGTGGACGACATCCTGGTACGGATGTGCACTCATTGTGAAAACACTCTCCTTACTGGGCAACCTTCCACAGTTGAGGAGGATGGCTTCGATTGGAACAAGTGTGTACTCGATGAGCAGCGTGGTTGGATTCGATGCCCATTGTGTGGTTTTAAGGGGCAACCTGGCCACGGTATTATCGAAATGATCAACCTAAAAAAGTGGCATTGCATCAATTGTCACGGAGACTTTCAAATGTGATTAAGGAGGACTAAATTATGATCGAGAAAGACAAACTGGTAGAGCTGATGCAGAAGTATCTGCAGGCAGCTACGGAGTTGTACGACTATACCACTTCCGAGGACTTGTATGTCCCTACACCTTGTGGCTTCACTTCTGCAGATGATCCTATTCACATGTACTGCACTCCTGAAACCTATGGTGCTTTGTCCAAGCTGTTTGATCCGGGCAGCTCTCATGTGAAACCTTGTACCAAAGAGTCCTATTATGAGTTCGCAACTATCGGAGGGGTTCCCATCAAGATTCTCTGGAATGAGGACTGATATTAGAGGAGGCATAACAATGAATGTTTTTGATATGACAAAGGAAGATTTTGAGAAAGTGCCAGAAAGAGTTGGAGAGTTTAACGCATTGGTTATTATTCCGCAGGACTATGCACACGACAGCGGCTGGATGTGTATGGATTTTGTAGCGATTTGCAGACTTTCCGGCTGCTCCGATATATTGAAACTTGACGGAATTGGCGGATACGGAAATTGGAGAGACGGCAAATTGCCAAGCTGTATCGAGCCGAAGGGATGGAGTATTGATTGTCTGCCTTGCGGCTATTTGCGGTTGTTCAGCCGTAGCACAATGACCGCACTTTCTAGTGATTATAGAAGTGCTAACAAGAGGTGCAAGCATACAGGTACCGCATGCTCCGACTGTCGTAAAGAATTTTGGAATCAGGAGGTTGATGATGAATAATAAATCTGTGAAAGAGCTTTTGAACGCTCTTGGTGCTGTGGCTGAAATGTCTCTGAGCTTTTACAGGGCTGTAATCGATGCTGGTGCAACCAAAGAGGAATCTTTTGTGCTGTTGCAGTCGTTCATCTCTGTTTTCATTTGTGGCAACAAGGAGGCAAAAAGCAATGAATGATAAAAATTCTCCGACCTTTTTGGAGCTGTTGCTGTCCATAGTGTTTGGGTTCTTGGGTTGCCTGTTCAATGATATGACCAGCAATCGCCCCAGAGGTGGATCTAAGCATCACTTAAAAGGGAGGTAGACTATGAAAAGTCCATGTGTAGCAGATTGCCCTAATAGGTTGCCATGTGGAGACTGTCGTGCTTCTTGTAAGGAGTTTCAGAAGTACGAAGCAGAGCGATTGAAGGACACTCCTTTCGACACTGGTTCTGACACTGCTGGGCGAAAATCAAAATGTCATAACTATTGGAGGGATAAGCGAAGATGAATGTTCGTATCTGCAACTATCGTACTGCCAAAGCATTGGATGGAAAGTTCCCCAGAGGTTATGCTTTTGGCTATGCACGCACAGATCCTATCTGGGGTAGCTGGGTAAAGGTAGTTAGAGTAGATGGAGGCTTTTCACATGTTTTAGTGGAGTTAACTGAAACTCCCGGAGTATTCTGTATGATTCCTATTAAGTGCATCAGAGGTACTTACGCTCAAGCCAGACTCAAGGAGATGGCTCACAATGAATAGGACTTTTGGAGCCATATCTCTTCTGGTTGCAACTTGCTTAGTTTTAGCTGGGCAACCTCCTCAGGAAGTGGTCACTACAAATACAGAGTATGTAGTACTGGTTCGTGAGGAGCGTGTTGCAGTGGCAACCCCAGCTGAGTCTACGCTTACTCCTCAGGAGAGACTTGCTATAGAGCAAGTAGTTGAGGGGGAGGTCCGCGGAGGTACATACGAGAGTAAGGTGTGGGTTGCTACATGCATTTATAACTCTATGAAACTACATCAAGCAGAACTTTCGAGCGTGTTGCGAAACTACGATGGCTACAATACTGATGTGCAACCAGATACCCGAGCTGCTGTATACAGAGTATTTGATTTGGATAGTCCAGTACATCCCAGTGTACAGTATTTCTACGCACCTTCTTTATGTAGGAGCGATTGGCATGAGAGTTTAACATTTGTAACAGAAATGGGAGGTCACAGATACTTTGAAGCAAACTGACATTAAACCAAAAAAGAAGATAAAGAGAGATATACATTTACCCAAGAGAGTTACCAAAGAGTGTTCATTTTCAAGTAGTTGCTTTACCTGTCCGCTTGATGATTGCCATGCAGGAAGTGATCGTGTGGCCACTTTAAATCAGTTACCGGAGGATATGAAACGTGATGATAACAGATGAGCAGGTTGCTTTGTTGGCAACCAAGGCAGGAGTTCGTCCTGTTGTAGCTCGAATTGCTTTAGAGCATACTCGAGGTCGAATGGATATCGCTATGGACTATCTTACAGATGAGGTTTGTATGAGTAGGTTTATGAGAGAAGCAAGGGAGTTTGATCGCGATGGTTGACTTCATGTGTGTTGCTCCTTATGATGCTCAGAAAGAGCCATTATACCAAGCTGCTGAAAAAGTGTTGCAGGGAGAGAGCGTCGAGGACCATCCATATCTGGCTCGCTCCAGAAGCTGTGCGTATAAGGATGTCATTCTGAAGTGTTGTGGATCCTGCAGTAGACGAAACTGCGCTTTGAGATGTTCCTACGACTGCATTCTCAGGTGCTTGGAGACTCAGGAGGGTCGAGAGATTTTAGAGGATATGTTAGATGCGGGACTTCCCCCTCGAGAGGCTTTTGTGCATGTGTTGCAGGAGAATAACATTCGAAGTCTCAAGGCATATGATCGCTCTAAGTCTTGCATATTCTGTCAACAGGTTGCAAACTTTCTTCGTTGAGAAGAATCCGTACAATCCACATCAAGCTTGAGTTTTTGGGTAATTTTACCCAGTTGACCTTTTAGCAATGTTCCTGTATAATAGGCAATAGAATCAAGGGTCAAAGTACTTTGGCCCTACAATAAAAAAAAATGGAGGAATTAATTATGAGTAATCTGGAAATGATCATGGCTGAGAAGGGTACTCCCTCTCTGAAGGCCATCGCAATGGCAGTTGGTGTTACCCCTGTTCGGGTGTATACCGTAGCGAAGACTGCCAAGGAAGGTGAAGTGTACGATCCCAAAGTGTATAACTGGGATGCCATTGAGCGCTTTGTCACTCGTCGGCTGACCGATGACATGCCCACCCTGGACGATGTCGTTGCTGTTGCCCTGGAGAAGGACAACGAGCTGAAGAGCTCTGATGGTCGGCGTCGTGCTCACACTGGTGCTGTGAATCGTAAGATCCAGGCCAATGGCAAGGAGTACGATGCTCGTAAGTACGACTACCTGGAGATGGCCAATAACCAGTATGTGGTCTTCAAGAAGGAGGATGTGGTCTACAAGATCGTCTATCAGACCCTTACCCACACCGTGCTGGTGCCTGTGAATCCTGACGGCAGCGAGGCTTCCACGGAGCTCCGCGTGATGTCCAACTTCATGCTGAACCTGAAGGCAGTTGTCCCTGCTGATCGTGAGCAGGAGATCACCAATCGGTTCAATGCTATGGGCGACACCACTGAGGCTGAGTAAGGCAGCTATCCACATAATAGGGCAGGCTGGGGTATCCCAGCCACCCTAAAATAAGAAAGGAAATGTTTCTATGAATGGTACTATAACTATAAAAGCTGAGGAGACTTCGAAGGGTACTCGCGTCGGAATAGAGACCCGTTTGAAGCATGCAGATTTTGAGGATAGGTGCATGCTGGTGCGCTGCTTGTGTAAGGCCATTAAGATGACTCCTCACGAATTGGTGTTCTGTGCTGATATGATGGACGCTGGAGCGCTGGATGGCGACCAGGAGACTATGGTCGACCTGGGAACCATTCAGAAAGCAAAGGAGGCCTTAGACAGTGAGAGTTGACTGTAGCGAAATCAAGACCTACAGAGGTTGCAAGCGTCAGTGGGTGCTGTCCAGTCGAAACAGATTCCATCTTCGCCTTGTTGCAACCCCTCCACAGCTGATTGCAGGAACACTCTTTCATGAAGCACTGCATAGTCTGTATCTGGGTACTCCAGTTGCAGAGGTGATGAAGACAGTTGAGAGAGAGGTAGGGAAGGATCCTAACTTGGCCTCTTTGCTGGCGATGGTGCCTGGGTATGCAAAGAATGTATTGCCTGGTGATCTGGATCGTTTTGAAGTGCTGGACATTGAGCACAAGTTCGATTTTATTCCAACAAACACTGCTGGAGAGGTCATTGACCCTGATCTGCATATCTGTGGCTCCATTGACATGATTTGCAGAGACCGACTTACTGGAGCTATTTATGGCTTCGAGCACAAGACTGCCAAGAAGTTCAGAGACAGCAGCTACCTATGGATGGATGAGCAGCCTCGACTGTACTACTATGCTCTTGGGCTTTATGTTGAGGAGTACAATAAAAAGCAGCTCGCTCAGTGGCAACAGGAGTATGAAGCTGTGTGCAAAGGAGAGGGTGTTGAGCCTGGGGATCCAGGAATCATCTTCAGAGATAAGCCTGTTCCGGCAACCCTTGGAGGGGTCTATCTGAATGAGGTAAAGAAACTTGTTCGAGGGTTTGACTACAATCGTACACTGTGCACATATCCTGCAGACGACATGAAGAACTTTATGTGGGCATTTGTACAGTCGTGTAGACAGTGCAAGCATGATGTGGAGTGCGATGATCCAGGCATTCCGAATCCGAGTTATTTTGCCTGCCAAATGTGCTCGTACCGAGCAATCTGCGAAACCTACATGTACTCCACCTTGGATAAGTCCCTTGTGTTGGCTGAATTCGAGGACGAGTATGCTGAACGAGAAGAAGATCATCTGGATGAGAAAGTTGAAAGGAGTAAAAATGTAAATGAAGCTGTGTGACAAGTGTATCAAGTTCAAGAAATGCTTCCCCAAAGGCTATACGCTTTCTGAGGAGGAGAAGAAGACAGAGTGCCCGAGTTATCGGGAGCTCACTGTAGAGGCTATGTTTAGGCTTAAGAGAAAGGGGGGTGAGTAAAATGACTCCTCAATACTACCGAATGATGGATGCACACCCCAAGGAGGCAGAGTATCTCGAGGAGTGGGCTATGAGAATAGGCATTCCTCAGAATATTTATGGGTACTATCAGTTGCTGGCAGCTATCATGCTGGTCAAGGAGACTCCCACTTTGGGGGTGAATCAGGTAACTCGAGTTCTGTACCCTGCAATTGCAAAAATGTTCAATTCAAGACCTAGTTGTGTCGAAAGGAACATTCGGCATGTTCTTGAGACTAATAACTTCGATATGCTGGGCCTTAACAAACCTTCGAACAGTGAGCTAATTACCTATATGACAAATAAATTGAGACGGGAGGTTCCTAACAATGATTAACATCACCCTTCCTAAGACCGATCTGGTTTTGGTTAAATTTCTGGTAGCTGGCAGCAATGGTACGGCTATGGCAAATCAGGGTCCTCAAGGATGGCGTAACACTTTGAATTTCAATGCTAAGCCTTCTGGTAGGGCTTATGTATATAAACTTCCGAAAGGGTTGGAGGTTGAGGAGGGCGACTTAGTAGTAGTGTCCTGTGTTAATGGGTTCCAAGTTGGTAAAGTTTACCAGGTGAATGCTACCTGTCCTGAAAGCTTCACTGATTTGGCCTATGTGGTAGATAAGCTCAACATCGAACCCTACTGTGAGCAGATCGAGTGTGATCGTCGCAGAGAGGAGTTGAAGCGTCAGCTGGTTGCCAAGGAGAAGGAGATTCGAGATCAGATTTCTTGGGAGCTTCTTGCTGAGAAGTCTCCGGAGTTTGCTGAAATGCTGAAGGCATATAAGGAGCTGTGATATGGGAAAATGCCAGAAGTTTCAGAGATTGGATCATCGCGAAGTATCACTGCATGATATCCCTCAACTGGGTGAGAATTCAGCTAAGGGAGAGGAACGCTTTGAAGTGGCGTCCTTAGTAGAGGAGTTCGTAGACAGCGGTTGTTTAGTCTGGGAGCTTTTGTATCCAGATAATGCAGATGCTCGGCAGCTGTACACCTCTATTCGCAACAGCATCGTTCGTATGGGGTTGCAGGAGCAGACCACTTTGCTGCTTCGCAAGGGTAGGCTTTTTTTGGCAAAGGCCGAGGTGAGAGAGCTTTTAGGATTAGCTTAAATTACCTGTTGACCAGAACCAAAAAAGGGTGTATAATAGCAGTATGCTCGGAAAGGAGGAGAGTTATGCAAGTTGTTGATAGGGATGCGAAGTCGGCTAGCTCACGAGTATTTGCTTTGGTCTATGGCGGAAGTGGCACTGGAAAGACTCATCTGATTGGCACTCTGGGTGAGCTGGGTTACACATTAGTGGTTGATATCGATAAAGGATATAAGACCATTGTGTATGCTCCAGACATTCCTCAGAAAGCCAAGGATAACATTGTAGTATGCACTTTTGATCAGTTCGAAGATCTTGACAAGCTGTACAAGTTGATAGATAAGAACAATCCTGCTGAATGGTCTAAAGCTCTCGGGATAGAGATCGATAAACCTTTTGAGTGGATTGCACTCGATACCTGGTCAGAGATTCAATGGTACATGCTGCAGAAGTTGAGAAAGAACGAGAGCTTGGCAGTACCAGCTGGAAAGGACATAGACTTTCGTAAAAATCTTCAGATTCAGCATTGGGGAGCTCTAACTGATCTGAACAAGTTGGCAGTAGAAGCTCTCAGAGACACCAAACCTAATATCGTATTTACGATGCAGGAGAAGGTAGACAAAAACGAGCTAACTTCTGAGACCATCAAAGGTCCTGCAATTCATGGTAAGCTGACTATGGAGATGCCTGCATATTTCGACATTGTGATCCACACATACACTGACATCACAGGTAAGTTCTGTGCAACCACCTTACCGAAACAGAAGTGGCCTGCTAAGACCCGTCTTGGAGTGGGCAAGGACTTGGTTAACCCCACTGCCAAACAATTTTTTGCAGTGTAGTCTAGCCGCCATTATTGGCGGCAGGTTACTTAGGATACTCCTAGGCAACCTGCTGCTAATAAGCAGCAACCCTCCTTCCTTTCTTTCAACGAGGTTTTGTCCTTTCCCCTCGTTGACTACCACTATTGAGTGGTAGGTTGCATAGGAGACTTCCCCCCGGCCCTCTCACCTCTGGTCGGGTCCTGTGCAACCTACTGCTCGATAGAGCAGAATTTTAATCCACCCGAGATGTGAATCGGTACAGTCGTTTGACTGGAAAGGCATTTATGATCAATCTGGATTTCTCTAGCGTCCCTTCCCGTGAGCCCTTGGAAGAAGGTCTCTACATCGTAACCATCGAAAAGGCTGAGGAAAAGACATCCTCTACTGGCAATCCGATGATTGCTCTGACCTACAATGTGGAGGAAGTTGAGGGACAGCGTAAGCTGTTTGACAACTATTCTCTTCAGGAGAAGGCTCTGTTCAAGCTGCAGTCTCTGATGCAGGCTCTCGGCTACGATACCAGCGAGATTGTCTCTCTGGATGTCAACGATCTGGTAGGTCAGCAGCTTCGTGTGAAGGTCATTCAGGAGGAGTACAATGGAGACACTGTCAATCGTGTGACTCGTGTCTATCCCGTAGTGTAATATGACACACTTAGGGAGGGGAGCTCCTGGCTCCCCTTCAAACTTTTAGGAGGTATAGAGCATGCTGCTTTATGACCAATTCGTACATTATGATCACGAACAGGGCGATCAGATGTATGCATGCTGCCCTCTGCATCCTGAGAAAACTCCATCATTCACTGTAAATAAAAACACTGGTGAGTGGTACTGTCACGGTTGTGGTAGAGGTGGTGCAGAGAAAGAGTTCATTATGGACTATTTCGATGTACCCTTCGATGTAGCAACCAACGCACTGTCTGTGTGGGAGGCTAAGGGATTCCTACCTTTCCCTGATGAACAGATGATTAAGCGTCGAGAGGACTATCTCTGGGCACGCTCTCGAGAGGTTGAAGCCCTGAAGGGCTATGGTATCTCAGAAGAGGTCATTCGTCAGATGCGGATAGGAATGGAGGATCTACGGTATACCATTCCTATCAAGAGTCGAACTGGTCAGTGGGTAAACATTCGGAAGTATCTTCCTCCTCACCATCGCGATGGGGCTATCCATTCTGCAAAGTGCTTGAATATTAGAGGCTTAGGTAGTAAGCGATTCTATCCTTACGAAGCTTTCGATGAGCAGGAGATCTACATTGTCGAAGGAGAGAAGGATTGTCTAGTAGCTCGCTCTCAAGGACTGAATGCAGTTACTGGCACAGGTGGTAGCAATATTCCTACTGAAGAGCTGTTCTTGTTCAAGGACAAGGATGTTATCCTAATGCTGGACACTGACAGAACTGGTGAGAAGAACTCCAAGGCTTATAGATCTCTATTGGCAACCATTGCTAGGTCTATTCGAGTAGTCACTCTACCTGAAAAAGACTTTAGTGATTTCTGGGCTGAGTACCATACCACAGATCTGTCTGAGTATGAGCAGAGTGCTGAAGCTGTGGACCAGAAAGAGCAGGCAACGGTTGCCGAGGATATCAGCCTTGTACGCAGTGAATTCACTGATCAATTGAACACTTGGGTCAATCTTCGAGGGATGAGTGTAGTTGGTGTAGAATCGAAAATATACACTGTACCCACAAAACTTCGAATGGTTTGCAGAAATGCTAAATGCCAGAAGCCTTGCGCTCTTGCTTCAGCAAATCCTGTCAACTCCGAGGTGACAGTGGATCCTCGACAGATGCTTCAGTTCATAGATGCTAGTGATAATGCTCAGGATGCTTATGTAAGGAAAATATTTGGTTGCAGATCTGTGCAGGCAGAGCCTATCGACCATATCAACATTCAGAAGCTAATCTTTCAGGAGAGTGCGAGTTTCATTGATGGTCTGGAAGAGGCTTCTTTTGAGAATCGATTTGGCATCTATATGTATACAGACTATCGCCTATCCGCAACCTTAAAGTACAACTTTGAAGCATGCAGAGTCACCAATCCCAAGACTCAGCAAAACTACTATCTTATTCGTAGTGCTGAAAGTGTCACTAGTGCTCCTCCAGCCATCAGTGAGGATACTTTAGGGTATTTTCAAGAGAACGCCAAAAAGTTCAACAGTGGTTTGGAGCTGATGGACTTCTACTATCAGCAGTGGAAGCCTAGCTTAGGAATAGAGGGTAGACTTGATCTATTTGGTGCTCTCCTTTTGACCTATTGTAGTGTAACAGAGATTCCTTGGGCAGGAGGCCTTATTAAGGGATGGCTGGACACTATGGTGATAGGAGACACTCGTACTGGTAAGTCTCAGATGGCTCAACGGTTTGTCAAGACTTTAGGTATGGGTGGATACATCAATGGTGAGAATGCTCGTAGCACAGGTGTAATCGGAGGTGTGCAGAAGTTCGGAGAGTCCTGGGTGGTTACTTGGGGAGCAATTCCCATGAACGATCGAGGATTGCTGGTAATCGATGAGGCTTCTGGACTGGATGTTGAGGACATCAAGAATCTCTCCTCAACTAGATCCTCTGGTGCAGTAACATTGAACAAGATTGTCAAAGGTGAAGCTCGAGCTCGTACTCGACTGCTGTGGCTGAGCAACCCTCGCAGTGGTCGCAACCTGAATGAGTTTTACTGGAGAGGCTACGGAGCATTCCAAGAGTTCATTCCAGTTGCAGAGGACCAAGCTCGTTACGATCTAGTGCTAACCGCAGCTCGTGAAGATGTAGATGTACTGGATGGCATTCCCGAAGGTCCTCCTATTCAGGTAGCACCATGGAAATCTCTGATCGCAACTGCTTGGAGTATTCCTAAGGAAGAAATCGTTCTCAATAAGTCTTTGCCCATTAAAGTTCGGGAGATTGCAAAGAAACTGAATGAGGATTTTGGTGGAGGTACGCTCGTAGTTGGAGTAGCAGTTCATGAGAAGCTGCTTCGATTGACTTGTGCATTTGCCGTCCTGTGTGGCAGCTTTTCTCATGGCAAGCTTCATGTTGAGGAGAAGCATTTGCAGTTTGCTGATGAATTTCTGCGAATGACTCTGGACAAGAAGTCCTTTGGATATGGTGCGTACATTCGAGAATTCAAGAGAGCTCAGAAGAAGAAAGTTGAGAATGTGGCATTTATTAGAGGCCTGGTAACAGAGCACCCTGCTTTGAAGGTTCTGCTGTCTTCCAGTGGTTTTAAGGGCTTCCAATTCCAAGAGATCCTCGGACTTGAGAGAGCAGAAAGCTCTAAGATCATGTCGGCATTGATTGTTAGAGGTCTGCTTCGGCCTACAGCTGGAGCAACTTATGTTCCTGACAAGATGCTAATGGACATTGCAAAGGAGATGGATATATGACTTACTATGTCTGTCCAGGTTGTGGAAGACCAGTGTACCCTGAGATGCACATGGATCAAGAGTTGCTGGAGATGCCTGGATACAGTCAGTGGTGGCATGCTACTTGTCTTCATTACAAGTACAAGTGTAACAGGAGGTATAAACATGACAACAATCCTTGTCAATCAAGAGCATGAGTTCATTCATTGCTGGCCGGAAGCTCCTGAAGAGGTGAGCTTCCTTCGCAACCCTCATAGACATATCCTGCACATTAAGTTGCAGTTGCAGGTATTCCATAATGATCGCGATTTGGAGTTCATTATGGTGAAAAGATCTCTAGATAAGTATTTAGAGGAGATCCTGCCCACATTGGAGCTTCGCACTTCCTGCGAAGATGTTGCCAGGCTGGTTTGGATGTGGGCAAAAGACACTTACGGAAGAGAACGGTATTGTACCGTTGAAGTCATGGAAGACAATGAGAATGGAGTAAGATATGAAAAAGACTGAAAAAAACCTGTATCTGCTGTATATGCTGTTCGGTGTAGCGTTGATCACTTCTAACTGCATCGCCAGTAAACTGATGATCCTACCTTTCCAGATGTTTGGTAGTGCTGTAACTATTACCTGTGGTGTGATTGTGTATCCCATCACCTTCCTGGTTACCGACATTCTCGGTGAGATTTGGGGTAAGAAGGAAGCTGGTCTCGCTGTTAAGTTCGGCTTTATTTGCCAGGTTATTGCCACGGCAATTATTGTGATTGCTCGGTACATTCCTGCTGCCGATGCAACCATGCAGGAAGCCTATGTCAATTTGCTCGGCCAGAACACTATGTTTGTGATCGCTAGCTTGTCTGCATATCTGTGTTCTCAGAAATGGGATGTGTTTATCTTCCACAAGATTCGTGATGCATACATCAAGAAGCATGGCTCGACTAAAGGCGGTAAGTGGATCTGGAATAATGTGGGTACCATGACAAGCCAGTTGCTGGACAGCTCTATTTATGTGCTGGTAGCTTTTGGCCTCGGATTTAAGTGGCTGTGGACTCCTGGAATGGTCACTATGATGCTCAATATGATTATTGCTCAGTGGCTGTTTAAGGTAGTTATTGCAGCTTTGGACACCCCGTTCTTCTACTGGTTTACACGGGAGGGTAAAAGATGAAAACTTACAGTACCTCTTTGCAGGATGTGCAGAATGAAGTTCATCGTCAGATTGTTCGCGATTGGTCCACTTGGACCAGCGATCGTAAGCAAGCTGTCAGCATCGTCGGTCTCACTGAAGAGGCCGGCGAGGTTGCAGGGCTGTTTAAGCGGCAACTGAGACACTTACCTAAAGACTTAGCGAGGTGCACTCCTGAGCATTTCGTAGAGGAGCTTGGGGATGTACTGTGGTACCTGGTTGCAGTGTGCGATGTGTATGGCATTCCGCTGGAAGGTCTGTGGGAGTACAACATGAAGAAACTGGAGGATCGCTATGGCCTATGATACCACTCCTAATGGAGAGCACATCACCACGTATGAAGGTGGAGGAGTTCGTGCAGAGCCCATTGGTAAAGGATACTACCAGTACATGAGTATGGTGGGCCTGAAACGCTTGGCTCAGCGGTACGAATATGGTGCACGAAAGTATGGTGCATCTGACAACTACAAGAAAGGTCTTCCCTGCAGTAACTGCTGGAATAGTGCAATGCGTCATCTGGTTGCCTACATGCAGGGAGACAACAGCGAAGACCATCTTGCTGCAGTAGCGTGGAATGTGTTTGCGATCATGGAAATGGAAGTGAACAATCCTCAGTGGCAAGACATCGAGTGCCGAAAGAAATTCAAGGGTAAAGCTCTTGACTACTCGAAAGGAGAGATTAAATGAAAAGATATCATGAAGCTCCTTTGAGCATTTTCAAGGATGTGCAGAAGGTTACAGATGGTGACTACGCTCTGGTGCATCTGTTCAGAGACAATCCTGACTATTTAGAAGCCTTCCGCAAAGCAGTTGCCGAAGGCAGAGATGTAATTCTGGATAACTCTCTGTTTGAGCTGAGAGAGCCTTTCGATCCTGATCTGTTTATGTTCTGGATTAAGAACTTGAAGCCTACATGGTACATTGTTCCTGACTGCTGGAAGAATGGCAAGAAAACCTCTGAGATGTTCCATCAATTTATGGATCGATACTACGACCTCCCTGGTAAAGCTATTGGTGTAGCTCAGGGTAACGACACTGCTGAGGTTGCAGAGTGCTACAAGAGCATTGAGCCTCGATGCGATATGGTGGCTTTTAGCTTGGACTTTGCAAGCTACAGTGGCTTGCCGGCATGGGGAGTGCCCTATCCGATTCGGATGTCTATTGGGCGTACTCGTATCGTGAAGGAGCTGTATGAGCAGGGTATCATCAATACAAACAAGCCTCATCATCTGCTTGGTTGCGGAGTGCCCCAGGAAGTAATGTGGTATCCTATAGAGTGGAAGAACTCCTGGCTCAGATCGATAGACACCTGCAATCCTGTTATTCATGGCATGCAGGGAGTTCGTTACAATCCTGATCTTCCTGGTCTGGCAACCAAGAGCTCCACTAAGATGTGTGATAAGATGGATGCACCTGTCTGTGCAGCGCAGCTAAAGGTCATCATGGAGAATATCGAAATGATGAGAGAGATGGTGGAGTTCGATGGATAACATGATGGAGAAACTGGTTAGGGCTATATGCCCTAACCTTCCTTCCAATAAGAGTGTGAAGGCTACACGTGATGTGAATGGTTGGTATAAGATCAACCCTACAACAAACACAATGTATGTTCCTCCTGCAAGTGCCGTCAGATATAACATGGTAGAGTTGAACAAGCTGTGCGAAGCTCTGCAAGGCTTCGAGGTATACCAACCAGAGAAACCAGAGTATGACTGGGAGCATTTGCATATCTACGAAGCATCTACACCCCCCGAAATTCTCAGTGCATTGAGAGAGATTCAAGCCATAGCTCATGCCTATGGCGGGATGGTTGCCTGCGATATTGAGACTCGAGGTTTGGAGTGGAAAGACAACATTTTGCTATCCATAGGTTTTGCTGTATCGGAGGATACTGTCTTCTGTCTCCGCAACATACCTATTCCTGGATCCAAGTTTGAGGGGCAACTATCTAGCGAGATCCACCAAAGGTTGCAGGAATTGTTCAACGATTCAGATCTTACTTTTATATGGCACAACGGTAAGTTCGATACTGGCAAGTTGAAATATCTGTGCAACCTCGATGCTCGAATCGATGAGGACACAATGCTTGAGCACTATGTCCGTATCAATGAGAAAAAGGGCACTCATGGTTTGAAGGAGCTTGGTCAACTGTACTTGCAGGCACCTGCTTGGGATGATCAGCTGGATCAAATCAAGAAGGACTACTGTAAGCAGAATAAAGTGAAGCTAGCAGATTTCCAGTACGATATGATTCCTACAGAGATTCTTATTCCGTACATGGGACGAGATTGCATAGCAACTTATAGATTGCATCAAGTGTTTCAGAAGCTTGTACAACCTTCTACAGAGTTTATCTATCGGCAGTTAATAGTTGCAGCGAATGTGTACCGCCAGGTAGAGCTCAACGGGTTTAGACTGGACTTGGAGTATTTGGAGGATTTGGAGTACGACCTTGAGCAGGAGATCAACAAAGGTCAGAAAGCTCTAGATGCTGCGGCTGCTCAGATATGGAATCCTCTACTCTATCAAAGAATGACTGGAGCAAAGAGTGCTCCGGCAACCTTCAGCTTCAAATCTCCTAAACAGCTAAAATGGATGCTGCAAGAAATTCTAGGTTACCCAGTAGCCTCTACAGATGCTCACACTATTGAGCAGTTGGTTGCAGAAGTAGATGCTGGGGTTATTACTGATCCAGTTGCAGTAGACTTTATCACAAACATAGGTAAGGTTCGTCAATACAGTAAGTATATGGATACTTATGTGTGTGGACTGCGTAGTGTGGTGTGTCCTGATTCCAGGGTTCGTGGCACTTTCAATTTGCATGGTACAGAAACAGGCAGACTGAGCTCCACCAATCCAAATATGCAGAACATCCCGAGGAATAAGAAGATTAAGAACCTTCTTTGTGCAGCTCCAGGATACAAGCTGTTGCAACTAGACTACTCTCAAGCAGAATTAAGAGTTCTTGCAATGCTATCTAGAGATCCGTGGCTAATCCAGACTTATAAGGATGGTAAGGATCTGCACGCTGCAGTTGCAGAAGAGATGTTTGGTCCAGACTTTACTAAGGAACAAAGAACTATGGCAAAGACTATCAATTTCGGTAAGTAAGAGCTTAGCCGAAGTAAAACCTCCTCAAAACGGTTAGGGCTGAGATGCTGAGACCGTGCCTAGGTAATGACTAGTGTGTATCGACTTATAATGGATCGCTGAGGAGACTCAAATCAATCGAATCTATTTATACGGGAGGTAATTAAGGTGGCAATGACTAGTACAATTAAGGGGTATAAGACATGCATAGACTGCGGTCAGTCTTTTGGATACAAATCCCCCAAAGCAACCAGATGCCCTGATTGCAGGGTAGAGTACCAAAGAAGAGCAGCACGTAAGAGATATAGTCCGACTGGTGATAAGATTGGGTATAACCAAAAGGGACCTAATAACAATAATTGGGTTAATGGTTCTGGTTACTTTCAGCAGTTTAGAGGAGATCTCTGCGAACGCTGTGGCTCTACCAAGTTTCTAGTCGTGCATCATCGAGATCATAATCATTACAACAATGTTCCCGAGAATTTCGAGACTCTATGCAAACGCTGCCATCAGTTGGAGCATAGGTGTTGGGAAAACCTTAAGAAAGGTATAGTCAGGTCTTCGGAGAATAAAGAATCCGAAGAGTAACCGATAGCTTATGGTCGAGGCGCTAGTTCAATCTCCGAGGCATTCGGAAAGAGTAGAGCTGAAAGTCAGGAGATTATCAACAAATGGTTTAAGCCAATGCCTAAAGTAAAGGAGTTTATCGATGCTCAAAGGCGGAAGCCTCTGAAGGGAGAGCCTTGTGTCACTTTGCTAGGACGTGAGCGCCACTTCGTTATTACAGACGAAGAGATGAATCATATTCAAAATGAATATATCAACACTCCTATTCAATCTGTAGCAAGTGACATGACTATGTTGTCCCTATGCTCCATCCATCAAAATCTGATAGATCATGGAGTTGACGCTAAAATTGTCTCAACTGTACACGATTCTATCATCTTGGAGGTGGTTGACGATAAGAAAGTGATTGATAAGGTTGCCCAGCTTTGCTTGGACACTATGGCCAATACCCCAAAAAGATTTATCCCTGACTGCCCTGTACCCTTTAAGGCAGATGCTGAAGTTGGATACAGTTACGGAGCTATGGAGGAGTGGATACCTGATGAAGTGGATAACAGCTAAAGCAGATCAGGTTGCAGAACCTGAGATGCTGCTCAACTGGAAAAAGCTAAACAAGGGGCAGACCATTCAGTTCGAGGACAATATGGTTAATCGAATTGTTACCCATCTAGTACCTCAGCATACCCCTAACAACCAAATAGTCTTCGATGAGCCACTGTATGACTATCAGGTTCAAGATATTGAAAAAATGGTACGCTTAGGCAATGTGCTGAATTTCAATAGGATGGGATATGGCAAGACTGTCGAAGCTATTATAGCTGCGAAAAAGCTCAATGCTCAACGAGTGCTTGTGGTAGCTCCAAAAGCAGTCTGCATGCAGTGGGTTGCCCAAATTAAGCAATGGTGGCGAGCGGATGTCTTACTGAAAGACTTTGAGGCTCCTGTAGTTGTTATTAACTACGAGCAGCTTCGCAGTACAGCAGTACTCTATAAAGTCAAAAGCATTCGATGGGATGTGTGTATTGTTGACGAAGCACATTACATTAAAAATCCCAAGAGTGGCCGAACCCAAGCTGTACTGAGTATTCCTGCAAAACACAGATTTGCCTTGACGGGTACACCAGTTTTAAAAAGTCCTGAGGACCTTTGGTCTATTCTCGAATTTGTAGATCCGGTGTACAGCGGTGGTAGTTTCTGGGGATTCCAGTTCTACTTCTGCGAGATGGTGAAAACCCCATTCGGATGGAAGAATAAGGGGCTGACAAAGAACCCCAAAAAGGTTGAAGTGTTGAGAAAGTTGCTGGATCTTGCTGGGGTGCATAATGAGGATCTTAAACTAACAGAGGGTAAACGAGTATCTCGAGTGTCTTTGGAGATGGCACCAGAACAGAAGAGGTTGCATAAGCAGGTTACTCAACTGTTAATAGACGAGCTACCAGAGGAATGCACAGTTGCGAATGGACTCTCTAAGACTACCAGGTTGCAGCAAATCACCTCTTGGCCTGGAAAGTTTATCGAAGGCTGTGAAGGACCTAAGTTCCAGTGGATACTGGAGCAATGCCTTGGCAACCCCAATGAGAAGCTCGTAGTTTTTACTCGGTATGCACAAACAGCAGCAGCGTTGAGTGAATTTCTGCAGAACCATAAGGTGTACAATGCGTTGTACCTTGGCCAATGGTCCTCTGTAAAAAGACAGCAGTCTCTTAAAAGATTTCAGGAAGATGAAAGTACACAAGTGATGATCGGCACTATCGGTGCAATGGGCACTGGAGTAGACGGGTTGCAGAGAGTTTCTCACATTTGTGTCATGCTGGATCGCGACTGGTTGCCAGAGATCAATCAGCAGTGTGAGGATCGACTCAATCGAGTAGGCCAGAAAGAGATGGTGCAAGTGTACTATTTGGAGTGTCTCAAGTCATACGATACCAGATTACGAAATGTAAATGATATTCGCGATAAAGATATCAGAAAGGTGTTGAAAGGCGATGACTAGATCAGTAATAGCTCTCGATCCTGGTGATCACACAGGATGGGTGTTCCGCCCTAGAGAGGGTGACCTCAGAGGAGGAACTATTCCTAAAAGCCACTTGCAGGTTGCAGGATTGCTGGCAACCTATAACCCAGATGTTGTGGTATTTGAGACTTTTGGCCTGTATCCTGGTAAAGCTAACTCCCTGTATTGGAATAGCTTCTACCCCTGTGAGGTCATTGGAGTGATCAAACTGTGGGCTGCTCAAAACAACAAAGCTATAGTAGGGCAGGCTCCTTCGGTAAAAAGGTATTCAGGTAAACTGGATGAGAGATTCTTCAAGTTGAAGAGAGAACAGAAAGACTGCAAATCCGGAAGTACTTTAGAGGTGACAGAGCACACTAAAGACGCATACCAGCATCTAAAGTACTTTGAGTTCAACAACGAAAAGAAGCTCCCATAAGGGAGCTTCTTTTTATTTGACTCCTGCAATTTTGTGAGCATATATTGCAAGTTTGTCTTCTGCATCAGGAACATCAGGATCCCATAGAAATGCGCTAGCCATTTCCCCAAAGAATTTAGTAGAGCTTACTCCATACTTGTCTGCAACTAAAGCGTAGTCCGAGTACATCATGTTCATAGCCACATTCCAGCACTGCTACGCTCATTCTCAAGTTTAAGCTCGTGCAGCAACTCTGTCGCCAGGAAGTCCTTATGCTCCTCCATAAAATTTAGACCTCCTTAGTTGCCCGAGAAGATCTGCTGAGCATCCGAGCAACCTTTTCCCTCTGAGCAATACGCTCATCGGAAGGCAACTTATTCCAGGCTTGCCCAAGCTCATGAAAGTTCAGCTTAGGTGCGCCAGGATTCTGCTCCCTCATTACAGCAAGGTTGACAATGAACTTATCTAGCCCTACTGTTCGAATCTCTGAGAGATAATCCTCCAAATTGAATTTAGCCATTTTATCCTCCTTACTTATTCAGAGCTGCATGATCATCCTTCTCTAGATTTTCAACGCGCTCCATAATTTCCTGCTGATGATCTTTGATCAGTGCCAGCTTCTTCTCAACTTCGTACATGCGCTCAACTACATGGTTGTGCTTATCCACCTTCTTCTCCAACTCGGACAAGCGGTAGACTACCAACGCTGTAGTCTTTCTCCCAGCGAGATAGGCACCACCAAGGGTGCCTATCAGGCTGAGAATAGCAACTACAATAGTAGCTTCCATTACAGTGTGCCCTCCACAATGAAACCGTTATAGCCATCGCTTTTCAGCTTAGCCAGCATCTTGTCAGCATTCGCTTTAACAGCATAGGCACCAACCTGCACACGATAAATGGTCTTGGAAGCCTCCTTAAAAGCTACTCCCAGATAGTCGCAAATACCGCGAGCAATGGTTTCACCGATCAGCTCGGTGTTGCCAACGATCCACTTAGCAACCGCAGGTACATCGTGGAAATCCACCTCGATATATGCTGTAGGGGCACTGGGCACTCGTACCTCATACAGGGAGGCATCCACCCGGATATTCTCGCTGGTGCCGGGAGTTACCGGAGCCAGCCGATTAAAGATAGCCTTGCAAGCTCTCATTCCGTTGCCATTGTTATTGAAGCAGAACATCCGAGTACCGCTTACTGTGCCATTAAAGGCATTAGTGTGAATAGGTACGTGGAGGTCAGCATCGAAAGCATTGGAAGCTGCTACTTTCTCCTGCATAGACTCATCGTGCATCAGCTTCACCTGCACCCCAGAACGCTCCAGAGCAACCTTGCAAGCTTCCGCAATTTTGCCACACTGCTCACCTTCAGTGGTGTTGCCGTAGGCGTAGCGGTTATCGTACTGGTTGCTGGGGGAAAGAAATACCTTAGCCATTGATTTTGCCCTCCTTATTGTAGGTAGCGCTGGAAATGCACAGCACCGCGCCGAGGAAGGTGTCCACGGCGGTGATGGTGGTCACGACCTCTTCAGAATAAGGCCACGCCCACACAGCCGCTAGGGCGGCATACAGTGTTGCCACGGCGGGCAGCACAATGATGACCACCCACTTGAGGATGTCATACAGCTTGTTGGAAATTCTCATGATTTGCTCCTTTCTGGGCGTTTAGCCCTATCAAAATGTGTTTTTATAGCTTGGCCACCTGGTTTGTGGCAAGCCGCTGAATGAATTGGTTATAGGCGTCCTCTGCATCCTGCGCCGCCAGCCGTGCCCGCTCAACGTTGCCGTTGTTGTGGCCGCCGGTCAGAGCATTGGCCGTCACCACGCACAGCTGCAGCGTGGCGCTGTTCATGGACATGGCCAGACGGGTCTCCTCGGCACGCTGCTGCTCATGGCGCTTGAGTATCTCGGCCTGCTTCTTGGCCCGGCTCCTGTCTCTGGCGGCCAGCGCCTCGATGACAGCCACCACGATGGCAGATGCCGCCGGTATGATGTATTCCATTTACGATACCTCCGTAGCGGAGATAGTTCCGCTGTCGTCTACGGTGATTTTGAATTTCTTGGTGGAGCCAGCGGTTGACGAATTTAGGATAATGCCTTTGAAGTTTTCTGCGACAAGGCTACCGTTGTCGTCTGCTTTAAGATGGTAGTAATCATTGCTCAACGAATCTTTCCTAAAAACTATAGTGTTGGCATTATCAACGACTACTGAAGTGTGATTGTTGTTTGCTCCTTCCAAAATTAACACACTAGGAAGTGTAGAGTCATTTGACTGTGCCGGAAGAATCAGGCTCGCTGTATTCCCCCCTTTATGAAATAGGAGCTTAACATAAGAGTTATAAGTACCCATGTTGGTAAAACCCGCATAAAGGTAAATCTCATCATCGTATTTGGATGCGTATTTTTCAAATGCCACATCCGGCTTTGTAACAACACGACTCAAAAGTATTCTGTGAGTAGAACCTGTGTCGGCTTGAATTCCAGCTCCCTCTTTTGTCCTAATACTGCCAGTCATCGTTCCTCCGGCAAGTGGGAGTGCCCCCTCTGCAGTAGTCTGTGCCGCCTCTGCAGTAGCTTTTGCACTATTAGCAATAGTTTGGGCTGTTTCGGCATTAGTCTTTGAGGTCTCTGCTATAGTCTGTGCTTTATAGGCCTGTTCTTCAGCAGCCTGAGCTTTTCTTATTCCAATTTCAAAACTGCGGTTTATTATATCTCGCACCACAGTAAGGATGTTTTTAAGGTTTTCTTTTGTCACACCATCACCCCATTCGAACCGTCCATTGGCCATTGCTATCCACGCCAACAAATCCGAGAATACGAGAATCTTTTGAATCGTAGGCAAAAGGTCCGAAGGCTGGTGTCGGGATTTCAGAATTGGCAAACTCCGCACAACAAGCCCCTAAATGTATCGTTGTAACTGTATCCGCTTGGGATAGAACTAAATTCCCGATAACAGGCATGTTTGCCATTGCTGTGGTTACTTCTTCTATTGTTTTGTCTGCTGAAACTCCGTCCCTGGTGACTGTAAAAGTAACCACCATTGCTCCTCCACCAAACTTTGCATTAGCCTTGCTGATGCGTTTTGCGGTATTGTTGTCAATAATAAGGATTTGTGCATCATCTGGCAGAGTCTCCAACTGTTCCAGGTCTGTAATACTCCTAAATTACATTTTTATACCTCCTACATCAAAAGTATTTTGTTGGTTTCGTCAGTAAGAATCTTACCATCAGCGTCTTTAACCGCCGGTAGCATATCCGTAGTGATGAGGCTATCCAGGATATCATCATCCGTAAGGCCACCGCCGCCGCCTCCACCAGTAGCACTAATAACATTATCAGCACTAATTGTGATATTCTCACCCGCAGTATAAGTAGGGCCGGGGTCGCCTTTCGGCCCCTTCAATTGTTCTAATTGTTCCGCAGTAAAATCAGCATAAGTAAAAGGGTCACCTTTATCACCTTTAGGGCCAACGGGGCCAACGGATACGGGAGGCAGCGGCAGCTCGCTCTCTACATATGCGCCACTGTTTGTATCCCAAATCAGCCAATATCCGTTTTCTCCGGGAATGGACGGGTGATTGTTCAGGTCGATTACTTTCGCCAGCCAACTGGGCTGTGGCTCCGGCGCGTCCTGCCCCCAAAGGGTGTTGGACTTCTCCAACCGCAGGGACACAACGTTTGTCGGAACTTCTTGGTTTCCGCTTTTTCCGAACAGCGTAACGTCAAAGCTGTCCTGTTCCGTAAACCATTCCGGCACCTCCACAAGGCCGTCTACCACGTCAATGGGTTGCGATACTTCTCCATGCTGCAAATAGCAAACCTTGTTCAAATCCTTCCAGTCAGATGAGAACAGGAACTGCAAAGCCAAATAGTCCTTGCTGCCCTTTCGGGGAACAGACTTTGTATTTACAATGGACAGCGTTTGCTCAAATACTTTAAGACGAATTATCATAATAGTTGTCCCTCCTTTTTATTGTTTCCTATGTATTAGGTCTCCAGACCTAGGGATAACTCTTAATGCTCTTTTGCTTGAAAACACATAGCCGCGACAAAAAAGCCGATCAGCTCTGATGATGGGATAATGAGAAGTAGCCATAACGGATTCATATCACACCTCCTTATTTCCATGTACCAATAACTTCATGCCAGAAGGTGCCAGCGCCGCCATTCTGGTTACTGAGATAGACAGCTTCGAAAGATGTAGTAGTGACATTTCGTGCCGAAGCAAACGAAATACCAGTCCCCCATCTGCAATTACACATTGCGCTGGTTATTGTCTTGAACATTCCGCTTGGGAGATCCATGGTGTATATTCTATAATACCAGCCATTCACTCCGCCGTCCTGAGTCGCCCCCAGATTCGAGGACGTTGTCTGCCTCCACGCCTTTACGACCCCGCTGCGCCACTTCTCATAGTGCCAGGAGCTGGATGTGCCGCGCTCCACCACATAATCCGCCAGGGTAGAGCCCAGCAGCCGCAGAGTCCCCTCTGCATCATCGTAGCGAATCACGCTGCGTTTGTTCTGCGCATCGTACACGCCCCAGGCCGTAGTGGAGCCCCCGTTGCCGCCGTAAATAGTCATGTTGTGCGGATTTGCGGCTCCGTCCGTCGTCTGAAAATATATGTCCTTCTCTGCATCTGTCGCCTTGCTGCCACCCATGTATATAAATCGCCCCGCGTGGAGCGCCCAGTCCGGCGCCAGTTCCAGCGCCTTGCTTTTTTCAGCCACCTTTCCAAAGGCAGCTCCTGGGAGATTTACGTTTATGTCGAATGGCACAGATATAGTAGAAATAGTTAAAGTCCATCGGGAAGTTGCCCCAATAGTATCGCTCATGGACACGACAACAGAATGTGTTTCTGTGATGCCTATGTTCTGGACATAGATCTTCTTTGTACCACTAGTTTCGTTTGTTGAGGAGTACTTAGAAGTGCCGTCCATTTTTACCGAGGACGCCGTCTTATTCCCAGAAATTCCACTAGTAATTGTAGCTGTATAAGATATCCGTACATCCGACCCATTGGGATTAGACTTCCAGGTAGAATCGGAATTCCCACTTCCTCGCTGGTAAGCCAATCCAGATATGCTCGGAGGATTGTACACTACAGAGTTATACACTCCCATAAGGAGAGGATAAGAGTTGACTCCTAAGGAAGTGGACCCGTTAAAAGTCTCTATGGTGATCGTTCCATACTCGCTGGATTTACCCACCATTTGAGAATACAAAGAAATGGGGGGAGTCCAAGACAAAGAGGTGGAACTGGATTTGGTTACAATTATTTTAGATACTGAACCCAGCGAGTATTTAATTGTGTGAGTGAAGGAAGAGCTTTGACGGTTTACCTGCAGGGTCGATGCTGTAGCTATCGAAGCAGTAATTCTACCATTTTTTGTTACTAACGTGCTCTTGCGAGCTATAGTAGTAAGAGTAAAGGTTTGACCACTAATACTTGCAGACCCTGGAAGATAGGATTGAGTGGTTTTAGTGCTCACAGAGCAAGACACACTCAAAGACTTCTTCCCGTCACTATTGTGAGTGATTGTCTTAGATCCTGACGTTAAGAGCAGAGGTTGTCCTCGAGTCGAAGGCATGGACATATTTTCAGTAGTGTTGATGCTTACCTCATTACCTATATACAGTGTATAGGTAACATCCCAGTCCTCGAATCTCGTGCCCGTAGAATCCAAATACATGGAGTAAGTTATAACTGATGTATTGTTGGATATATTTACATCAGACTCAGATAGCTCCAGCCTCAAGGTGTAGCTACTATTGTTTGAGCAGGTTTTTGTATAGGTTGCCATCAGGTATCCCCCTTAATGAATGACACGGAACCACTAGGTTGTGCAACCATTTTCATGTTGCCCAACTGAAAACTCTGAAGAGTTTTTAGTCGAAAGCTGCTGGTTGTCCAGTAAGCGTACTCTTCTGTTCCTTTAGAGTCTACAAAGCTGATTCTGTCATTCAGCAGTTTTAACTGAATGTTGTTACCAGACCATCCCAACTTTAGAATGGGCCGTCCCTCACTATCGTATGTAACACTAATAAAATCTCCGAAATTCTTCCCATTTAGAGCTAGACTCTGAGCGTCCATTCGGAGAACTCCGTTGTCCAGGTCCAGGTAGAAGGAGGTGCCATCGACACTCTGAAGTACTCCAGTACGCATCATATTAGCCGTAATAGTGTTGGCTAAAATAGAATCATCCATGGTCCACGAACTGGTGTAAGGTCCTTCAATACCTGTGTGAGAGACTCCTATACCACCTGATGTGATTGCCCACACTAAAGTACTTTTGGTACTGTTAGGGGTACTCATTAAGTAGAAAGCCTTTATGCGCCCATCTTCTGTATACTCAATTTTAGGGTAGAACCCCAGAGCTTGAGTAATCAGATCTGATTGCATAGCCATGGTGCTCTCCAAGGACTTCAATCCCTGGTTAAGGTCCTTTTTGGCTTTAGTAACAACCTGTTGTACCTGCTTTGTGGACTTGGTTGCCTGACGATTCTGTTCTGCAGTGGTGCCTACTGCACTCAGGGTTGCTGAACCATGAAAGGAGAAAGAACTAGTCATAACCACAGATTCTAGATTACCCGAATCCCTAGTATGCAAAATCCTATCTCCTGCCTGAATAGCCGGGTCACCCATATAGGTAACAGTGTAAGGTCTATAGGATATGGATTTTAAAGTGTTATAGACAGTGGTGAGAACATCCTGGGCAACCTCGCTATCTTGAATAAGAGGATTAGCGTCTAATTGCGCTACTAGAGTATCGTTGCCCATCCAATACGTAGTACCGCTGCTATCTTGCAACTCCACCCCGGTAATATTCACTACAAGATCACTAAAATCACTAGTATTACGTGTATCTGCATTCGTGCTCACTTCTACAGAGTTGGAGTACCAAAAAGACTCCAAGACACCTAAGCGGTCAAAGCGTAGGTTCTTACCTATCAAGCAACCAATGTACCCTACAACATCTCTACAGGTCATATCTCCTGGGTCTACCTTACTCAAGACAATGTCCAAGGATCTCAATTCTGAGGTTAGTTGTGCAGACAAAGGTACTCCGCAGTGTGTGCATATTGTGGACATTAGAGTCATCACATTTGTAGGATACTTAATATCCACATTTGCAAAGGGAGCGTTCAGCCTGTACATATTGTCTAAGCTGCGAATTGAGATAGTAGAGAGTTTCTTTCCAGGCTCGTAGATATTAAACTTACCCAGAGGAACATACTCCCACGTACCATCGGGCAGCAGTAGACCAACTTGAGCCACAATAGTAGCATCTTGCAGATTAACCTCATTAAATCTGCCATCCTTATTGATGAGGGAAAAGTCTAAACTATTAGCATAAGTAGATCCTACCTGAATAGTATCACCACAGGTAGAGGACTCTTGATAGGTAAAAGTTCCAGAATCCACATCCTGCTCAGTAAGGTCGTAGGTCTCTCCGGAGTCCAGGGACAGGGCTAGTCTAATAGCCCAGTCCCTGGTAGCTGCTTTTACTTGTGCTTTGTATACATCAGAAACACCGTACATATAGCACCTCAGAACTCGATCAAACTAAAGGATATTTCCCACAATGTAGTAGCTGCCCCAGTATCCCCTATCAGATTCTTTAGGGAAACAGTCCTATCACCTGCATACATAGTAGCTGTTTTGACACTATTTTGTTGAGGGTCAAAAAACTTTACAGTAAAAGACTCTCCCGAAACTGCTTTCAGAATTGTAGAACTCTCAGCAGTTCTAACAGTCCAGCCTACTTCTATTTTTCGCACACCAGCACGTATTCTATCTCTGTGCAGCATTCCAGACTCACTACGTACCGATTCGGAGCTGTCTAGATCCTGTACATTAACTTGATAAGTTGTAGGTTTAGGCATATCAACATTGTTGATGTTTAACAGGACCATGTTAACCTCCATTCGTACGTAGATCTCTACGTTTTTGAGATTTGTAGATGTACTCATCTAGCTGCTCATTACCCACAAACACCTTGATCACTGTAGGTTGATCTTGGACACTTTTAGAGTTGTTAATAGCGGAAACTATTTCAGAGATAAAGTTGCGCATCTGGGGACTGTTGTCCAGAGGAATTACAGCCTCGTCTCTACCAGCTTCACCAAGAATACCCATCGTAGGTCCAGTAACCACACCACCAGATGCAAAAGCAGGAACCTCTACTTTGGGAATACTCAATCGGGGTATTTGGGGAGACTCTACACTCATTTGCCAAGAGATCGTACCTAGACCTATAAAGTCTAAAACTTTATTTACTCCTGACAAAATACCGTTAACGAAACTAGAGAGAAGTCTCCACACAAACTGAATGCCTTGGTTAATAACGCTTGTAATGGCGTTAACTACAGTCTCTACTACTCCAGAGGTAGCATTAAGCACCCCTGCAAATATGCTTAAAAGGCCACGGCCTATCTCCTTAAAATCTCCAGTTAGGATACCTCGAATAACTTTTACGATACCTTTAATGATATCCCGAATGCCCCCAAAGAAGTCTTTAAGACCGCTACCCATTCCCTCTAGAATGTCTTTTAGGGCCTTTACGACAGCTATAAAAACGCTGACAATGAAATCTACCACAGGCTTCATGGCCACTAATATTTCGGATATTAGGTCGATTACTGGAGCAATAGCATCTCCTATGATACCTAAGACGTCTAAACAAATAGGTAAAAGAGTATCAATGACAATTTTAACAATTTCAAGAACTAAGTCTATAACAGGTGCAATTAAAGTCCAAATAGTTTGTAGGAGAGTAGCTATAGAAGCTCTAAAGTCCTCAGAGGTGGCCATCAATAGCACGAAGGCTGCCACAACCAGACCTATAGGACTTGTTAGCCATCCTAAAGCAGTCTTAAGCAAAGTCAAGCCCTTAGCAAACAGGCCACTCTCTCCAAACAGGGAGACTCCCTTCAGACCTGACAGGTTTAACGAACTTAGACCTTTAGCAACATTAGCAAATAGGGTAACTAGAGGACTCAGTATGGTACCTAGCAACCTATAGCCGATAAAAAGCTTTGCAATCGGCTCTAAATAGCCAGCAATCTTCTCTTTGTTGTTAGATAGAGTGTCTGCAAAATGTTGCAGCTTAGGCCCAAGTTCTTCAAAGAACTTAGCGCCGCCCTCGTCTGTAACGATCTCCTCGAATTTAGTCTTAATATCTTCCAGAACCTGTGAAACAACGTCTCCAAAGCCCTTCCACACTGCCTTAAATGCCTGAGTGTTCTGAGTCCAATTTGCAAAGAAGGACTCAATAGTTTTCGTGTACTGAGGGAACTTCTCCTGCAAATTAGCTTTTAGGACCTCCGAAGACCATCCCAGGATACCCTTGTCCATACTGTAATCGAATCCCAAGAAGGACAAAATGTCTTCTCTAACTTCCTGAGCTCTCATCTTAATCTTAGTTAGATCGGTATCCATATTGGCGATAGCTTCAGCCAATTTTGGATTGAGAAGCTCAGAATCGCCCAAGCCACCGCCGCCCGAAGAGCTCGACGACTGAGAGAGAACATTCAACTCATCAAACGGAGCGAGCATACCCTTTACAGACTTAGCAGCATCATCTGCAGCCGCACCCAATCCACTTACCTGGTTAGATGCACCCGACAAGTCTACATTTGCAGAAAAGTCTGTAAGCACCTTAGCTGAGTCAGCAATAAAAGAAATCACAGATCTCAGAGCCATCACAAAACCGTTGATGTACTGCAAAGCTCGTTGCAAAGGAGCTAGGAAGAAGTTACCAATAGCTCTGCCAAGGGCCATTGTTTGCTCTTTGAAGATACGCAGCTGGTTTGCAGGAGCTTCAATCGTTCTAGCAAAGTCGCTGTTGGCGTTAGCAGCTTGCTCCATCATTACGATGTATCTAAGGGCCTGTCTGTCAGCTTCAGACATGGCGTCTACATCACCGTAAATTCCGAGCTCCATCGCTTTATTTTGCAAAGTAACTACGCGTATGTCCATACCAAACTTTCGTACGGCCTTGGTCATACCCTGCATACCAGAGGACAAACTGTTGAATACCTCATCGAAGTCGTAGTTAAACAACGAAGCAATATCTACAGTAGCCTTAGTCAACCCCAAAGACAGCTTGGACGCTGCCTCGGTAGGCATATTGATTGCATCGGATAGCTGATAGAAGTTACCAGCATACCTAATGAGAGAGTTGGCATCGAGGCCATACATCTCGCTCATCGTATCTACAAATTTCTGGCCCTGTTCAATAGAATCTCCCATAGCAACCTTGAACAAGTTCATGTTCTCTACGAAATCCATCGAAGAGGTTGCCATGTTGCCAAGCCACTCACCAACACCCAGGCCAGTCAGCTTGTAGAAAGCTGTAGAAAGTAGGTGGGTGAGTCCACGCATCGTTCTCGATGCCTTATTATAGGAATGTGTACGCTTAGTTAGATTAGATAACTTAGAAGACACAAGAGCAAGAACACTGCTAAAGGCACCACTTGCATTAGCACTATTCTTGGTCTCATCTGCAAAGTCACCGAAGTCGTCACCAGAATCCTTAGCCTGCTTCCCAACTCTACGAATACTACTCCACACAGAGCTGAGAGACTTCCTCAACTCTGTAAAGGTTGCCGAAGCAGTAGACTTCCAGGATTTAAGCACCGAGGCTGTAGCAGGAAAGCGCTCCGTAATGAACCCAGTCAGCCTACTCCATGCCGCAGTCACTCTCTGAGCAGCATCGGAGGTAGAGGTCTTCATAGACTCTCCCATGGATCTGAAACTAGTGGGTACATCAGCTAATTGCGACTTCAGCTTTCTAAAAGCTACGGCCATAGAAGAACCAGTCTGATCGACCAAGCTTCGAGAGACCTGATTCCACTTAATAGCTTCAATTCGAATACCTTCAAATCCAGCCTTAGCGCTATCCGTGGAAGTCTTCAGAGTTTTATTTGCTACAACGGCTCTTACTACTTGACGGGTATGCTCCTGAATAGCTGCAGAAGATTGACGTACTGCGGCAGCTGTCGTAGGAGCATAAGTTGCCATCACCTTAGCAGTCTTAGTCCACGATGCCATAGCTCTAGAGGCCTTAGCCAGAACATCCAAGTACACTTGCATAGTCTTGGGATCGATATTAGCTGCGTTGCCTACAACAGCACCCAGCTTATCTACTAGCTGAGTAATCTTCTCAATCTCAGCTGTATTCTTAGCCATAGCCTTGGAGCCAGTCTGATTCAGCTTGTTAATCTGATTGCTTAAGCTCTTGGCATTGTTGGTTGCAGTTTTGATTCTGGTTGCAAACTTCTGAGTGACTTCAGCAGTAGTATCGACGGCACCTACCATAGTAGCTCTTTTGAAAGCACTCTCTAGTCTAGTCATGCTCTTAATAGCATCAGCTGTAGCATTACGAAGACCTCGAGCATCGCCATCGAACTTGTACTCAATTCTCTGAGTATCGTTAGCCATTCAGATGTTCACCACCTTGTAGTCTAGAATTAAACATAGCATCCAGCTCATCGAAGGACTGGATATCATCCACATGTTGCTGAGTGTGAGCAGCTTTATATTGCTGCTTTCGAATACCTTGGATAACTTGTAGAGGGCTTTTAGCCCTTTTGCCACCATTAGTGTAGTATGCAGCCCAATAGCCTATCTGGACAGCCAAACACTGAGAGTCTACTTGCCTATCCTGGTAGCCCCTGAACACTGCCAGCACCATATCCAAGCTCATATCCAAGACCTCGTAAGGCTTCAAACCTACTTGAGCTCCCTGTTGAAACAGGTCCAACCAAGTAGGTTGCGTCAGTTTTTTGCCTCAGTCTCCTTGGCTTCAATGTCATCCAAATCTGTACCCATAATTGCTCCGATCAGCTCCTTCAGCTGGTCCATCAGATCGGACAGATTATAAGTGTCCAGGTAGGAATTCAGGAAGTTAGCCTGAGTAATAAACTGAGCCTGATCAGGATTGGCAACCTTAAAAGCTGCATAGAGAATACCAATCTGCTCTTCCAGGGTCATGTCACCCATCCGCTCAAATACCTTCGTATAGGCCTGATGGTTGTTCATCCCCTGCACCACATAGGCAACACGCAGAGAGGTTGCCAGGGGAAATTCCTGCTGATTGATCATAATAGTCATTTTCAAAATCCTCCTTATAAATAAGGGAGAGCTCGAGGCTCTCCCTCGTTAAATTACGTCTGTGGGACCGTCAGAGTAGTAGCACCGGAACCTGCAATCTCGGACGACAGAGAGATCTTGTCATCCGGGGCAGCACTGATATTGAAATTGGTCACATAACCAGTACCCTCAAAGTACGTGGTGTCGTCCAGGAACATGCTGACAGTGATAGCATCGCCAGACTCAAAAGCGTCATACAGCGTTTTCTGGGTGCTATCCTTAGCCAGGGCAACAGTGCCATCCATGGACAGAGACCAGTCCTTGATGGCAGGAACCTTCTCCTTGAAGGTAGCGCCAAACTGAAGAATTTCAATGATGTCCTTCTCCAGGGTCAGATCGCAGCCAGAGATGTAAGCGATGGTCTTCTTATTCGTGGACTCACCGATCTGCACCTTAGCTGTAAGACCAGTAAAGGGCTTTTCAGCCATTTAAATCACTCCTTTATATTAGTTCTAAAAGTTACTTGGAACTCGTGAAGACCTAAATCTCCCTTGCCCAGATACATCGGTTGACCTACCACTAAACACAGTAGTAGGGTTTCGTCGTGGTACCTATGTAGGGTATCAACGACCGTTTTCATTTGGGCTTGAGCCTCTGGATAGGAGCGATTGCGCACTACAATCTTTACAACAGGCTCAAACATCGTACTGTCATCGAAGTACTCAGTATTAGCGTTTCCGCTATACTCGATTACTGCAATAGCATCCTCTCTCTGACTAGGAAGCTCTCCTACAAATGTGGGGAGGTTGCCTGGAAGAAGAGACTGCACATATTCTGCTATCACCTATTGCCACCTCCTAAAAGCTGCCGATTCTTCTGAATAATCTTCTGAATAATAATCTTGGCATACTTATCCAGAGGTTGACTAATGTAATGAGCTTGCCTAGGCGGGTCATGGTAGAACTCCTCGTTCTCATGCTGAATACCCGCATAGTTAAAGTTGCGATAGGGATCCCATGCAGATGCACCTACTACAATGCCAAATTTGCCTTTAGCTCTAGTAGGTCTACAGTAGATGGATCTCTGTAGCTTGCCACCAACTCCCTGATACTCCTCACGATCCGAGTCTCCGGACCTGGCAGAAGGCACAAATTTCATACCGGAGTGAGGAACTATGGCGATCATTTCAGCATACGCCTTTTTAGATTCCTCCTCGACGATATCTCCGAATAGCTCACTGTCGTAGTATCTAAGTGCCTTCTCCAGGTCCTTTCTAGACTTCTGAACAGCCTTCAGCACGGTTGCCGAAGAGCTGCCCTTCCGAGGATTGCTCTTATACATAAAGCTCAAACCCCTCACATTTGCCCTGCTCGTTAGTGTATTCCTCCAAAGCCACCACAGGGTTACCATCCAACAGATCATCCGCTCGAATCTGGTAGTCCATATCGATGTAGTACCTACTAGAACTCTTAATCAGACGTCCGTTGGTGGTAAGAATGTCTTTCACGTATCTCTCGCGTCTGCACACTACTGTCTGAGGAGAGGTGTATGATACCTCTCCATATTTATCTAACACAGCTCTACCAACTGAGTCACGAACTACCTGCTGTAGAGTACATGTCTGCTTGAGATACTTGGTCATCCGGCTCATGTGATTCTGTAACCTCCTCTCAGGAAAGGAGTTAGAAGCCTCTGAGCCTTGACAGAAGTGATGCCAGCTTGAGTGCAAGCATCAACTGCGGCTGCTACAGCGGAGCTTCCGCCAGCTCCGAGAGTCTCGGAAAGGTTGCCAATGGAATAGCTCTGGATGCCCCAAGCACGCATCTTAGCGTAATTCTGATCTTCCTCAACCTCGGAGGAGTCACTAGAGGCTAGAGCGTTCTCCACCTGTGCAGCCACGACGGCAGGAGGAACCGTCGTATCAGGATACCGCGGAAATGCAGTAGTCTGATCTTTATAGGACTTATGGCCAGGAAAGGGCAGCAACTCGATAGCTTCGAACGAAGTACGCAGGAGAACAGCCTTGTCTTCGTCGCTCAGGATATCCCACCTAATACAAGCATCATCAGTAGACATATAATGCTCTCTGACGTACTCATTCGCCTCTTCTACAGTTACATAACCTATCTGAGCCACAACTTAGTCCTCCTTTGGCTTGGTAGTACGATTGGATTTGGGAGGAATTGCCTCGATAAGCAACCGCCCGTTTACAGCCAGCTGAGCCATCAGCTCCTCCACAGAGCACGGAATCGCACCTTGAGGAGCTGCACTCAGGTAGTTACCCACAGGAGTAATAGTGTACTTTACTCCTGCGTTGGGCGTCTGCATACCCTGAAAGCCTACCTCTCGATAGCCTTTATCGCCTTTGATGTACAGCTTATTGCCAGCGAGATACAACATAGTATCTCACCACCTTAGCCGTTGGAGATGATCCGAGCCATCGGAATAGTACGAGCATCTACACCGCACAGAGACCACTGAGCAGCAGTTCCCAGCTGAGTATCAGTGGGGCTGATCACAGCAGAGTCAGAAGAGGTAGGCAGAGTGTAGGTGAAGCCATTGGGATGGATGGTCTCACGGAGACGAGTCACGATGTAGTCGTAGCCACCATTGGTCAGACGCTCACGACCATGCTCCACAGCATTCTTCACAGGAGCCTTCGCCATCTGCAGAGCACCAGTGCCCATCAGATAGGTAGTGTACTCAGTGAGACCAGAAGTAGGATTAGTGCTGACAGGGCAGCCATCGTCTACGATGACAGTCTGGCCATTCAGATCGGCAATAGCCAGCTGGCGCTCAATACCCTGAGCATCGGTGTACTTACGGAAGTTCAGCAGCTGGAGACCAGCCAGATTGGTTGCAACCTTGGAGTGCATCCAAGCCATAGCGAAAATGCCGCTGTTGTCACCCACGGCCTTCTGCATAGCCTCGCCCACAGTGGTAGCGCCCACACGGTTCGCTTCCGTAGCCGGCGTGGAAGCCTTCTGCACAGCGATGTTGGTAGTATGCAGCTGCCACTGATCCCAGTTATCAGTATTGTCATCGGTAATAGCGAAGATACCCTTCAGGATACCGAGCATACGAGCCTGGCGCTTCTTCTGCCAATACTTGTCAACCTGGGATACGATGTTCTGCATCGGATCTGCACCGGAGTTGAAGTCGTACACGAAGTCCTGGGCCTTCCAGGCATGTGCACGACCATAGACGACACCAGACTGATAGCCACCGCTGGTAGCAGTCAGGGTAATGTTGGCATTACCATCGTAGTTGTCATCGTCACCACCCAGAACATTGTAGAACGGAATGGTATACAGGTTGGAGCCATTGGAGATCATGTTGGCGATCTCGCTGTTCTGCTGAACTGCACCAGAGGTGATCATAGCAGTCAGGGTAGGATCCTGAGCAGCCTGCCACCGCATAAGAAACAGCTCATCATCAAACGGAAAATCCAGATATTTGCCGGGCATGTGTTTATTCCACCTTTCTTAATAATATTTGGTTAGGACAGCCAACCCCTAAACACCTCAGGATTAGCAGCCTTGAACTTCATCTGATCCTCATAAGAGAGTTTCAGGAAGTCCTCACGACTAGCCACAGTTGCGAAACCACTGTCTTCACCACTCTGCTTGCCAGTGCCACTTGGAGCAGCCTGCTGCTGAGTCACAAACAAGTTCTTGCGATTAGTGGTCAAATCAGCAATAATCTCATCCAGGCCAGTGAAGTTGCCGGCAGCATCCTGCTGAATCTTGGACTTGTCGATCAGACCTGCAGCCCAAATCAGATCAGCATCAATTGCACCAGCAGCCCGCAGCTTATCCAGCGCTGCGTACTGAATCTTGACATCCCTTACAGCGTCACCCTGCTCCTTCAACCACTGAGCCTTGAGAGCTTCTACATCGAGCTGTTCTGTAGCTTTCTGTTTTTCACCTTCATCAGACTCGTGACCTGAAGAACTGCTGCTATGGGGTTGCGAAGCCCCAGAAAGCTGATCTCTCAACTCATTACGCTGATTGATAACCTTGTTCAGACGAGAGCGGGGCACCTGGTCATAATCAAAGTCATCTCCCAGTGCATCAGTTACCTGAGTGAACAGCTCAGGAGTCAATGCTTTACGCAAAGAATCGTACAGTGACATAATTCCTCCTACCGTTTAACGCCCGTCGGCTTACTATAAACAACGCCTATGCGTTATTCACCATCCTTCTTGTTCCCATCAGATTTGAACTTATTCAAACCTGTCTGAGAACCATTCTTATAAGGGTTCACTCCAGTACCATCTTGAGGGCCACTATGGTTAGGATCCTTCTCTTGAGGCTGAATAAACTTCCGCTGCAGCTCCATAGATGCCTCATTCTCTTGAGCAATATCGTTCAACCACTCCTGAGCCTCGCCATCTGTTCTCTGGAAGTACTCACGAATAGCAGTCTTCAAAGGCATCATCTTGGTTGCCCCAGTAGCCAACTTAGCATTCTCAATGTTCTCACGAGGATCATCAGGAAGGCCATCAGACCAGAACACGCTGATGTTCTTGTACTCTACAGGAGTTGCCGATGCAGAATCGTCCCCAAGATTGTCCCGAGTAAGCACTGCAAACATCTCCTTGACAGGACGAGTCAAGCTATTGGCAATTCTGCGAACCTTCGCAAGAGGGTTGACCATCTTGAATCGCATCGCAGTACCACTAATTGCCTGACCACTACCTCCCTGCTCACCAAGCAGTGCAGCACCCATCTCAGAAAGGATGTACAGCTGATTCAGTAGCATCTCAATTTCTTTGAATGCTGCATTCAGTTGCCCATCCCAAGTCATGTACTCAGGCTTCATCTCACCTTGAGAAACTGCAAAGAACTTGCCTGCTTGCAGAGTAAGCTCACCAGTGGTGGGATCCTTGTGAAGCATGCTTACAGGTCCAGTGATGTTGGGATCAGCATGCTTATCCAGAATTACCGAGATCTGACCAATACGAACCATGATCTCAGCGAGAACACTATCAATGGGCATGTAGTCATCATATCCGTAGATAGTGTTGGAAGTGCTGAATGCCTTCACATGACGAACAGCACAGACATCCAAACCTGTAAGCACATCAGTGGAGCTGATCAGCTTCCCAATGGTTCTACCATCTCCACCCATTTCATAAATCTGATGAGTGTAATGTCCAACTTCATTAGGCTTACACCCATGAATTTGAACATGCAAGTTCCAAATTGGAGACTGCTGAGGATCAGGTTGAATGTTCACTCTCCATGCCAAGCAGTGCTTAACAATTGTACGAGTGCCATCCTGACTGACTATGGGATACCATTCGATGGGATTCCAGCATGTAAAAGTGAACTGGCCCCGGTCATCTTTATAGTACCGCCACACTGCATCACCATAACGACTGATGTCTATTACAGTAGAGTACAGCTTCTCGTCAAAATCCACATAGTCTCTAACATCCAGAATCTGCTCATTCTCTTCAGGTTTGGACCCCGTTATCATCGGAGGCTCACCACAAACCAGATCAGCTGCCTTAACAGACATTAATCGCTGATAGTTGAGAAGAGTCGGAAAACTGACAACCTCTTCGAAGTTGCCAATGACTCTCTGGATCCGCTCAGCACACTTTTTGTACATCGTTAGGTATCCATCAAAAGGTGCCAAATCCAGAGGATCGTAATGTCTGAAAGCAGGATCATCGAAATGATCACTCTCAAACAAAGCTTGATTCTCTCTATATCTCTTAATACGAGAGATTTCACACTCAGGAGGGAACATTCTTCCCTGCTGGAGCCATTCCATTGAGTAAAGCATGCTACCTCCTTCCCCCTACACTATAGACGCCACTCAGAGCTCCCTGGCTATCTGTGTATAGATTGTATCTGTCAGTATCCACTGCATGGTCGTGGACCTTCAAAGGCTTATCTATTCCCTGAGACTGAGCTTTGCTGTCCCATACATAGGAGCTATACTCCAGCTCAGTGCTCTTGCAAGACTTATCTATAAAGTACTTATCCTTGGATAGTTGCGAAGAGACATATCTAATGCCGTTAATAACATCATTATTTGCAGGCTGCACATTGTAACCTCTTCGCATGAGCTCCAGTCTCCAGCTCACTGCAGACGGGTCACAGTAGACTACTTCTACTTCCTTGCCAGCGAGCCATCTCACGAACTCTCGTGCAAACTCGCTATCAGTGTGCTGCTGACCCTCCTTAACAGCGTCGTAGTAGAATTCTCTAACCTTCAAAACTACTCCATCTGCGTCGGGGTTGCCACTGGACACCTTACAATAAAGACCCCAGCTCATTACGCTACTTGTACCATAGTCGCAAGCAACCGTCCATCTGCATTGAAATGGGTGTACATCGTTGTCCACCAGCCACTTCGCAGTGTCAATCACATGCTTTGTAGGTTCAAACATGTCGTACACACGGCCTTCGGCTGCAACCCACAATCCCTTGATCATTCTATCGTACCACACTCCGGTGTACATCTGCTTCAGGGATGTTTTGTACTCCTCGTCCAGACTGAGGTTGTCATCCATTGTGAAGTGCCAACACTTCTTATTCTTGATCTGGTCATTTTTGATGTACTCGGTGTAGAACCAATGGTAAGGACTATCTGGGTTGGTGTTGCAGAAGCACTGAGCTCCCTTAACTGACAGACGAGCCATTAACTGGTTGAACACACTTTGAGGGTACAGTGAAACCTCATCACACAGAGCTCCTGCTAAGGTAGCACCTCGAATCTTCGATTCAGCATCTTCGTTGTTAGCACCAAAACAGTAGATCCGACGGCCAAATACCACCAGCTCGCCCTGTTGCCGATTCACCCAATGGTAATTCTTAGGGCCTACCATGTCAAAAAGGTCATTCAGTACATTACGCTGGAGGGTTGCCATAGTTTTACCAAGCATTGCAAGGGCTCCAGGAGGGCCACTTACAATGTAGTCCAGCCACCTTACTGTGCAACTAATAGTCTTGGCACTACGAACAGATCCATCTAAAATATTCAGTCTTGCATCAGAGTGCTGCAGAAAGTCAATCGACTTCGGCGAAAAAGGCTTCCACTCTATCATAGCATCTAGTTATGCATCGGGCCAGCAGGAAGCTGGGACTGCCTAATTGCACTGGCAATCGCTTCTAGGCCACTAGCACCATTATCAGCAGGACCGTTGACCATAGCATTCAACTCCCCTACAGTTTTTATCGTTGCTCTGACCTCGCTACCAAGACCTAAGTACATATCCGTAACTGGTTTAGTTAAAGTTCTAAAAATGGGTTCATCCTTATCAGCAATCCGATCGCTCAGCTCGTTGCCAAGAGCCCGAAGGGTTAGCATATACTCATTCGCAACTTCCAGCAAAATGTCGGCCTCGCGAACACCAATCTTCTGTGCAAGAGTCTGGTGCTTTGGCAGTTTGTTGCCAAGGGAGCTAAGTCCCAGAGAGCTATGCAGGATGATGTGATTCTTCAAGTCATCCAGATTCAAACCCCATCTATCTGCAACAACGGCCAGATCGACATCCTCGCCACGATCGCACATATTCAAAATGTACCGCTCAATTTGAGCACGTCTCGGATGGTTGCACACAGAGCAAACAACTTCGCTTTGCATCGATCAGGCCTCCTTTCAGTTTAGCGTTGGTACAGCACTCAATTTTTTTTTTCAGTTGCCTGTTGACCTTCTTCTCCCTTTATTATAAGGTATAATTGACCAGAGGTCAACAGGTAAAACCAGTTTTCCTAAAATTTTTTTCTCGGGGTGCGCTATGAAAATACCTGCTAGTGTTGATAATAAGTACTATCAAATGTATGTTGCAGCAGCTCTTGGAACCTTTGCTGGCCGCAGAACCTGGCTCCGAGTGCTCCAGGTTGCCAATGAGCGCGAGCAGAATAAGCCTGGCAGCTCTAAGAACTTAGCGCAGATCTGGGAGTCTCGAGTGTCTTCTATAGGACTAGCAACGGTGGTTGCCCAGACTGGAGCTACATATAGGGACTGTCTCTTATACACATCTCCGAGCCCACGAGACTGCAGCTAATCTC